CTTCTATGTCTGGCTGCTCTCCTGTCCTGACAAGCTCTAGGAAGCTCTCTGCGGCTTTCATAAGTGCCTCAGCCTCTATCGGGTCATACTCAACCGTAAACTCCCTGTATTCGCCTCCTGCGACCGCACAGAGTACAGCAGGACTATGCAAGCCCGTCACAATCATGTACCAAAGAACTTGAAGCCTGTAATGCTCCGGCAACATAGGCATAGCGTTTCTAGAGAATTTTATCTCCAGAATGTATAACCTGCCGTCTTCGTCTTCTATTACCCCATCGGGGTTAGCGTGAAATGAGGGGTTCTTCTGTGATTCGTAGGTGTAATCCCCAGTGTGAACTATCAGATTAGGGTGCATGTCACCAAATAGCCGAACTATTGCAGGCTCGAAGTAGTTGCCTAACTTCATAGCCATTGTGCCTTCTGTAGGCAATAGCAAGCCAGACTTTTGCGCCCATAAGTAAACGGCGCTAGTCCAAGGGGATTTATTCATTATTGGGGCTATGTCGCTGCCGCCGATTGCGTGAGACCTTTGAGCATGCCACTCAGAAGATCCTGCCGGGTGTGTGCCGATTAGAGTGCCGCCTAGTTTGGCAATTGTCTTATTCACTGTGATCATGTTTTGGAGCATAGCAAAGCAGCGCGACATAATTACAGTTATTGTTTAGGCATGAACTCAGAACAAGCTCTAACTGCACTCGCAGAAGGCATAAAAAAGACCGGGGCAACCGCCTGCCAGACTTCTGACCCCGATGCTTGGTTTCCAGAAGGTGGCGTTATGAATACGAACCTAAGATCTGCTATTAGCCTCTGTAAGATCTGCCCGGTTAGGTCGCTGTGTCTAGAGTTTGCTTTAGTGAATGATGAGAAGCATGGTATCTGGGGAGGCGTGAACAGTAGGCAGCGCGCTAGATTGCGAAACGCTCGAGGCTAGTGTAAAAAGTAGTCCGAGAAGGGTGTAAAAAGTTAGACACCCGGAATGTGTGGTGGCTCTAATCCTTCTCTGACGTCTTCGTATTCTTCAGGGTTGTTTACCTCAGTGTTCTTTACTGCCATTACTGAAGCAAAGAAAGCTAAAGCCGCTGCGACGCTGCTAAGTATTTGCTGCGATTGCTCTCCGGTAACTATCCCGGCTATTACTAGAAGCGGCACTAATCCGGCAGCTGCCGCGTAAATTGCTTTTCTAATCTCGGGGTTAAATCTCATTTTGCGTACCTTTCCAATAGGGCTAACGGGTCAAAAGTCTGACCGTAAAAGATGTGCTTAGGCGTGTCTCCGTAAGTAAGGTGAAGATGGCTGCCGCGTGATGCGCTCCCGGTATTGCCTACTGCTGCGAACCACTTATTACCTTCCCAGATTTTAGTGCCGACCTTATGCTTGCTCTTTACCTTCAAGTGAGCAAAGCCTAGATACATGGGCATGTCTTTACCCTCATGCCAGAAGCGTAGGACTAGGCAGTGACCAAGAACATCGCTCCAAGTGTTTACTACTATTGTGCCTGTTTCCGGGGCTGTGATCCAAGCGCCTGTAGCAGCGCCAAAGTCTAAGCCTCTGTGAGGGTTAGTCCTGTTAGCTGTAGCAGCGTAGGGGGCTGTGATGCTTGCTTTAGGGAGTGGGTATCTCAAATTAGCACCTGCGAAACAATAGTGACAGCGAAAGCAGTAAGCGCGGCAGAAGCGAAAGCAGTAACCCAGGCTGTTTGCCAGCGAGCCTTTTCTAGCTCTCTGATTCTATCCTCATGATCTTGCAGCATCTTGAACCCGGCTTTTACGTCTGCCATGTCACCTACTAGCTTTAGTAGTAACTGCTGCTGTGTGCTGCTTCTCGGTATCTGCTCTGACATTAGCCGAGTAGTGCTTTCAGGTCATCAGTAGTTAGCCCTAGTGCTAGGAGCTTGTCTTCTGCTGCTGAGCGAGCTTGTGCTTTTGCTGCCTGTTCTGATTTTTGGATTTCAATTTCTAATTTATTTGTTTCCCGTTCCGCAAGCTCATAGGCGTTCATTTCACGCTCAATTTCCTTGCCCGTAGAAGAATTATGTATTTTGATTTTAGGAATAGTCATTAGTTGCCCCCATAAATTTTGATTTCGCCAGCAGATGGCGTCCCGTTGATTTCAATCTTAAAGCCTTCCACCGCATCATCAGAAAATCTTGTAGACCCAAAACCTGAAATTCCTCTAGATTGTCCAAGAAAATAAGCACCACCGAAAAAAGTCCAAGCTTTTTGATGACTAGTTGCGCTGTAATTACTTACGTTCATGTTGAAGTTAAGTTCTGTTGTAGTAGCCATAGCATTACCTGAGTCTAAAGGAATAAAATTCCCCCCGCCTTGTTCGTCACTACTTCCATTGCTTGTAAGCCTGACATTACTCAAATCCGAAGATGAATTTCTTAAATAAAGATAAACTGCATCCGAACTAGTTGTTTGAATGTTTGTGCCTTCAATTTTTAAATCCTTGTAAGACTGGTTAATTCCTGTAATTGTTGTTGTAATTGTGCTTAAACTTGTAGTGCTGAGCAAGGTCCACCCACCGCCACCTGCATCTGCCCAAGCTACTTCCCCAGCAACAACACTAAGAACCTGGTCATCTGTGCCTACGCCCAAGCGTGTTACAGAACTAGCGCCGTCTGCAACTATTAGGTCTTGCGCTGTTGTTACTGTGCTTTTAGGAATGAGTGACGTTAGGTCTGGATCTTCTACGAGTGCAACATAAGCCGAACCGTTCCAGCTTTCATACGCTGCTGTGTCTACAAGGTAAGTAAGCATGCCCTGTATAGGTGTAGGAATTGCAGTAGTTCTAGCTGCTGCATCTGCGAAAACTATAACGCTCTGATTCATTAGAAAATTATTGAGATCGCTTGCAGGAAGTGGGAATCCGTTAGCGAATGTCTTGTATGCCATTTATGCCTCTTTCCATAGCTCTAGTCTAGTGAACCAATTGTTTACGTCTATTGTGTGAATCACCTTAGCAACCGAATAGTAACTGTCTATGTTTAGCTCCGAGGTAACGTATTTTACACCTAGCACTTCTCCGGGCATAATCTCCGCCGCGTGTGTCAAGTTGTTGTTTCTGTCTATTGCCGGGGTTGTAACACTTTTTACTAATCGAGTGGGGTACTGCGTGAAGACTCTATCCGCCCATACGTTTAGTTGTTCTATGTCTGTCGTGTCTATCTGCACGTCTATCGCTGCTACGCCGTATAGGTCTATTGAATCCTGATCTTGCCTAATTACATAGGTTGCATCATCTGTCTTTAGCGCGACCCTGAGCGAATTATAAACATCATCGTATTCACCCTGGACTATAAGGTCACTCATACATAGGTGAAAATTGTCTTCGTGTAAGTTGCCGATAGTGTAAGTGCCATCTGGAATAGCGGCTACCACCGGGCGCGGAATGAAAACAAATTCCTGAGTAGGAGGGTCTATCCAAAAGAACCCTAGCCCTACTTGTATAGCGTCTGATAAAAAGTAATTAGGTATGACATCTGTTGATAATACGCTCGGTATTCTGCCTGTTGTTTCGCTGCTGAGCGCGTACATGCTAGTACCGAAGCCCTCGGCAACCTTTTCAATTACCTCATACGGAGAAGCGTAGCCATCTGGGAAGTCTGTAGTGGTATCAAATTCAGCTAGTCGAGTAGTAACTACCTTATTGAAGCTATCTAATGCTGAGATGCTGATTAGGTTTAGCCCGTCAACTGTGTAAGAAACATCTACGGTATTTATAAATCCTGAGAAGATAACCTCGTCTAGTTCTGCTCTGTTTAGTCTTACCCTGACCGGAGTGCCAGGTCTTATAGTCCTGTTGTTTGTCGGGTCGTAGGTGTAGCTCTGTAAGGCGATTGCAGCAGTAGAAGGTTGCGCTTGAAAGTAGGTCATGTTTTCTACTGTGCCGCCTAGCTCGGTCTTTACGTTTGCAACATCACAATTCAAGTTCTGCCAGTCGAAAGCATAAGCGCCTTCTGCTAGAACATCTGCGCCGCCAATGTCAGAAACACCGATAATAAACCAGCCTGCTCCTGCTAAGACGTTAGTGCCGCCTAGATCTGACACTCCTATAATAAATAGGTTTGCAGCGTCATCGGGTATGTAGAACTCGACCTTTAGGTCTTCTGCTATGTCAAAATCGGCTAGGAGTGTCATCTTATGATTACGTCGCTACCCTGATCTCTTAGCGCCCTGTTCATTTCGTGAAGCAGTTGCTTGCCATCTGTTGCCGCTGTGTTGATCTGAATGCTTATTGCGTTGCCGAACTGATCAAAGCGACCCCTGCTAGTGCCTTGCAGCAAGCTTCTTTGTCTAGAACTTTCCCCTGTAGATGAATATACGCTTGGGGCAAATTTGACCGCGTTTGCAGCTTCCTGCGCTACGTTACCTGCGTTAGCAAGTCTTCTTATTCCTTCTAGGTTTGTAGAAAGATTATTAACGCCTGATTCTGTCCTAAAAGCCATTTCTAACCCTGCAAAGACTTCTTGTGTAAAGACGCTGAGATGCGTAAGCATTTTAATTGTGCTAATTACACTGTCACCTATCCAGTTGAAGATTTGATCTGATCTCACCGTACCAGAGGCTATGCCAAAGGTTTGAGCAAATACGTCTATTGCATCGCCGATGGCTCTCATTTGAGTTTGCGCTTCGCCTGCCGGGTCGATAATAGAAGCCCAGAAGTCTTGCACTGCCGGGATAACTGTCTCGAGAATAAACTCTTGAAAGTCCTGCATTATAGGCATGAACTTTTCGCCAATTTCTGCGCGTGTGTCTTCTATTTCTGCCTTTAGTATGCGCTGCTGATTAGCTAGCCCGTCTGAGGTGTTTGCAAAATCTCCGGTCACTGCTGAAGTTTCTTGCATTAGCAAGCTATAACGTCCTGTGACCTTCTCTGCCTCGGTCATTTCAGTTGTGCCGTCTGTAATTCCCTTTTCTAAGGCGTGGGCTTTTACCGCTGTTGCGCCTAGGTCTATGCCGTACATTCTTAGCGGTTCTGATTGCCCTGCTAGTCCAGACTGAAATTTAGCTAGTGCATCACCTACATCTAGAT